AACTTCGTCTTGTCTGAAGCCTCCCAATATCAGGCACTTCGCGCGCTCCCAAACGACAATTTTAAATGGCATACAGCAGTAACTCCTCCTAGTGACAGGACGAGTACACTACAACACAATTATGTTGTCAACGAATTTGTTTAGGGGTGTTCTACGTGGAACTTAGGGGTACTCACCCATGCGGATCATGTGGGTGACTTCGATGGCTCTGTTGCCAACTTGCTTGGCCCATCGGCTGTCTAAAAACTCTGCTGCAGCTTTGTGATATTCACCACGCTCCATTGCACTTAACGCTAGCTTGAACTGCATTAGACGAGTTAAGCCAAGGTTAAAACATAGGTTTACGAGCGCATCTTGCCGGACGCCATCCAGGCTCGCGAACCAATCCAGCGCATAGGCAAGCTCTCGTACACAGCGGTTTATATCGTTTTGGAGCAAGTAATCAATCTCGTCGGCGCTCAACCCTAGACCGGACTTAGAGATATTTCTACCAACACCAATGGTTTCGTATCCCGCTGGGCAAACATAGCTAAATGCCTCAACGCCTTCATGCTTTCGCAGTTGCTCTATTAAATCGCTCATTTTGACCCCGACTTACTAGCCCCAAAATAGAAACTCACCACAGAAGACACGATGCCCCCGAGATAGCCCAGCACCAAGTTGACGACGTTAAGGTCATTTTCATCAGCAGGCTGAAGAGTGACGAGAAAAACATAGCAACCGAAAAGCACAACGGACATAAGGGCAATCGCTCTAGCTGTCCAGTCCTCTCTAAATGATTCTCTAGCATTTTGAGTGTCCTTTGTTTCTAACGCAAACACATCTACCTCAAGTTCTTTCATCCTAACCTCAAAGTCCAGTTCAGCCTTTTTAATCTCAGCTAACTGCTCAGGGGTTGCTTGTTGCATTGCCTTCTCTATCTTCTGCGGTGTCGGATCGCATCCTAAAACATCCGCAAGCATTGACGCCGCAGCGCCTCCCACTGGGCCACCCAAAGCGGCTCCCAAAGTAGGAGCGAGGTCTCCAATCAATCCTTTGATGTTGTCAAACTTCATGCAAAATACTCCATCCCTTTAAGTACAGTAACGATACCTATACTGTTCGCCCATATCATGCGTTCTAACCGAGTAAAACTTGCGCCACCATGATCCAAGCGTGTTTCTATGCGATTTAACTTATCATCTATAGTTTTACGGAGCACCGCACATTCTGCTTGGTGTATTTCTATCTGCTTGAGAGCCTTTTCTGCCGTTTCCATTAATTACCACCTAGCGGGTTAGTTGCTTCTAGTGCCGTCCATAAGTCATCCATATCCCGCTCATAGCGCTTAAGACGATCATCTAAATTCTGTAGAGCCTCTAACTTCCCACTGACTCTCAATTCCGTTTCTGAGGATGTCTTTTCCACTGAGCTTATTCGATCTCTGATATCTAAAAGTTCTGTCTGCGCTTCCATGATTTGTTTTAGGTTAGCACCCAACTCAGCAAGTTTCCCTTGTAGGTTTTCTACGTCTGCCGCCGTCATCGCTTGCTCCATGTTCGACAGATTGACATCCATAGTTTGTAACCGTTGGGTGTTAGCTTCTCGCAAGTCGTCAAACCGATCTGCCAACCCTTCTGCCTGTGTTGTAGCCGCTACAACTGACTCAGATTGCTCATTGAGCTGTGCAAAAAACTGAGAAGCAGCCCAAATTCCACCACCTATTGTCGAGCTAAACGTAATTAAGATAGCAATCCAAACGCCCTTTATAGACGTCCCCCCTACGTTTAGTTCTAACTCATCAAGGCTCATAACTTATTCCTGCACCTGCCAAACACTCTTGCTGTTCTTCTGGGGTATATCCAAACCAACACCCGCCCTCTGGAGAACTGATGAAAAAAGCGTCAGCCTCCCCTTGCGTCAAAACCTGCTGTGCATCAACGAAATAATTGCCAACTTGCAATCCCTGTATCGTCGAACCACCGTCAAAAGATACCCATACAGCCTGCGTATCTAAGTCAAAAAACACTGATGCCGCTTCTTGGTAGGTTACTTGAATGTCATACGCCATGTCATTGGCTTGTTCTAGTAAGGCTTCATCACTCGCGACAGCCATGTAAGCCGCTGCCGTCTGTATAGCGGACTCCGTGTTAGATAAGGCGTCGTTGTAGGAGCTTATATCTGCGTCTGTGAGAGTTACGTTGTTTGCCGCTATAAACTCTTGTAGTTCCATAGCCTGGCGTTCATCTGGAGCTGACTGCGCGTCCACAGCACGTTCGTTAATTTCCGCAACCATTATTACTTGCTGACTAGCTTCCACGTAGGCGTCTATCATTTGAGAAACGACATCCATAGCTTGGTCTGCTTGATCTTGAAAGTATTGATCTGCATTGGGATCGTAGCTATAGGCAGCGGCCTGTACTGCGGATACAGCCGCGTTGTATGCGTTTTGCTGTTCTGCTGTGATATGACCGTCAGTAGCCATTGACGGCGCTATATTTCCATCCCAAGCATACGAACTGCCACCTGCAATCGTTTTTATGCCATAGGAGAACGTATCCCTTATGCTTTGAGAAGTATCTACTAAGTTATCAATCTCGGTTGCGTTTAGTGGTGCGGAAACGATCGCTAAGACTGCCAGCATCTTGTTGTTCATTGTCGTTTCCCCCAGCTAACAACTTATCATAGAACTCTTTATCGGCGAGATAATCTGGAATCCAAAGCTCTGGGTTACTCTTTACTTCTAACAGCGCATTTTTGCCGACGAGCAGTCTGCCAGCTCGTATTATAGGACAGGGAGTCGCAGACATAAACATTGCCCGCCAAACTTGTGCGTTTTGACATAGCAAACTGACCGCCGCGACCTTCATACCCATATTGCTCAATGTAATGCTGTTAAGCCTTCTGTTGCACTCAGCATCCTGGACATACTTACCTGATGTAATGCCAACTCCGACAAGCTGTAAACCGCCCGACACAGACTGTAAGCACGACTGCTGACCACTACTCATTAGACTTGGTGCAATAGCAGTAGATACCGGCATTGAGCGGCTACCAGCGCCGTTGTAAGTTTTACTGACGTTGCCGTTGTTACTGTTTGAGGTATTTAGATCGCCTTCGATATTTGTATTTTCGCCATCGAAGTCTGGCTCGTATTCACCGTCATCTCTAACTGGTGGAGGATCTATTTCTGGAGCGGGGTCAATGTCCTGCCCGAAGGCAGGAGAGATAAAACTAATTAATGCTATCGACAGGAACGTCTTCGTAATCCTCATCGGATACTTCCTCTACTTGAGGTTGCTCTTGCTGCTGTGACTTAGCTTGGATAAGAGCGATTTGCGCTTCCAAGTCGGCTATACGAAGTGCTTGCTGTGCATTCTGACGCGCTAGTGATTCCATCCGCTGTGATAAAACGAACTGCTCTTCTGTTACTTGCTGTTGTTCAGACATTACTCATCCTTTTTGTTGGTGATGCGTGTAATGTAAGGTCAACAGAAATGTTTTTCAAGGGTCTATGGGTACTCTGCCGACAATAAGTCCGCTGTCTATATCAGCGTCGATTCGATCCTCCATCTCATGCACGAGCGCAACGGTAGCAGTCATATCGTTAACGCCGTTGACCTTAATCATGGGTACGCGGAACGGTACAGGCGAATCCTGCGTGATTGCGTCCGACTCAATCGTACCCTCTAAGTGCGTGGCATCTGCTGGTGGCGTGTTATAGATCAGCGTTCTCATGGGTTCAGCGTCACATCAATGTTGCCGGAACCATCCCACTCTGCCGTGATGTTGGCGATCTCTGTGCTATCTAAGCCGTTAGATGAAGTCCAAGTCCAGCGCCTACCAAATCCGCCCTGCGTTGTTGTAGTCGATGCCTCCGCCGAAGTCAGCGTTGTAAGGGTGCCGTTAGCCGTAAACTGAATGTTAGTAAACTCACTTGCGCTGATCTGGTTAGCAGTTGAGTAACTAAGCTCGAACTCGAAGAACATCCCAGCAGACGAGTTTGTGCGAGCAATACGTTTTATGCTCATTTGCAACAGTGTGCTTCCGTTGACATTGGTAGGCGACACTGAGCCTGTAGGAGTGGCGTCTTCAAAGCCCCTTGTCGCGAAAAACTGGCCGGACAAGGTGCCTTGCGTGACAGTCATTACCGTAGACGCACTTGCCCCATACCACTCGCTGAACGACATGGTTGAGTTGCTAGCCTTTGATATCAGCGCACGGATGTCAGTGTCGTTAATTGACGCCTGGGTGCCAGTAGTCCCGCCAGCTTCGACGTGTATGTCGTTTAACGAAATGGCCCCGCTAGTTTGAAGGGCCATAAATTAGCTCCAGAGTGCGCCGCAGATATCTTGCACGAGTTGATCTTCGCCGGTCACATCTGTGGCTGTTAGTGTCTCAACCCCATCTTCATCAAATGCCACAGCGTACTTATACAAGTGCTTTACCTTTTCGGTTGTGACAGGCAATTCAGCGTCCGACGTGTCGTCGAAAGTGTGCGTGTAAACGACCATCACAGTCGGATGATCGTCAGCACTCATCGGTGGGTAAACTTCGCATCGTTGAACTGTTCGCGTGTTAGTTATTGCCATTTTTCATATCCTCAATG